CCCCTCAATGCTTGCCCGCCCGTCGTCCGTCAGGAGCGGGTTGTATAGTGTGTCTAAATCAAGTTTGATTTCGTACATTATAACCACGCCCCCTGATATACTACGGAAACGGTTCCGGATCCTGAAAATGTCAATGTTTCGCCGGCCGGCCCGATCATAAGATTCCCGAAGGTGTTTTCTCCCGCCAGCAGTTCGTATTCTGTCCCGTCCGACGTGGTCACCGTCATGGCTGCCGTCACCTGGAATGTCGGGGCGTATGGCCTGGATGATCCGGGGATTTCGAGAACCAGTGTGCCGTTTACGGCCAAATTCCGATAATCGCGGATGATCCCCGTCTCGAAGCTAAACGGGTCCCAGAGCCACGGTGAAATGCTGCTTTGCAATTCGTACTTGTACGGCTGCAGAACATAGTTAATTTTTACATAGCTGTGATCCTTCCGGGAATCCCACCCGTTTATGGAGAGCCGTCCGATATAATAATAGTACCGGTCATCCTCCAAAATCACGCGGAAGCGCTTTCCGTGCAGCTCGTTCATCAATTTCTGTTGATTCGTGGCCCAGTAGCGTTTCCGGTTCTGAACCATAAAATCCCACGATCCGCGCCGGTCATCGTATAGCATAAATCCGGTCAGCGCCGTGGACAGGTCGATCGATCCGTTGACGCCGTTGATGTCGACATAATTCGTTTTAGGCGCCGGCTGGCTGACGACCGGCCGCGTGGTCGGAACCATGAAGTAATCATCCCATGTGTTCCGGTGTATTGTCCCGCCGACCTCATAGAAGTCTATACTGTGGTACATATATATCAACCTCCGCCATATATGCGGTGCGCTGCCTCCCGGCAGCGGATCAGGGTTCCGTGCTGCCGGAAGGCAGCGCGCTTCCCTTCCGTTTTGTTTTCTTTTTACACCCGGCGCTGTCGGTATATGGTCCGCATTGCCAGCGCGTTATCCATTGGTGCCGCTATGCTTCCGACCAGGGCCCCGGAATCCATGACGACCTGCATCCGCGCCATGCTGGAAGAAAGGGCCGTGATTGCGTCATTGATGGATGCCATGGCGTCCAAAACCTCCGTGTTGTCATAACCGGCGGAACCGGGAAGCGGCGCGACATACGCCCGGGATCCCTGCATGGTCAAAAGTTCCGGCCCTGCGTCTCCCACGACGGCCGACCCTCCGGTCATTACGCCGCCTTGCCATAAAAGCGGGATCGGGCTGTCAGGCCAGGGAACGTGCGGGATATTGGCCAGGGAAATGTTCGTTTCCCCGAGAACCTCCCCGAAAAACGGGAGACTGATCGGCCCGACAGTGAACGAAAAAGCGTCATTTATGCCGTCAATGATATAATTCAGCCCGTTCCTGATGGCGTTTATCATGTCATTCAAAAATACTATAACGGCATTGATCGGGGTTTTTGCGATTTCTTTTATCTGGTTCCATATTGTTCCAAACGCTGCGGTGATTGCTTTCCATGCTGTGTCCCAATCGAGTGAGAAATCCCCGTTTATCCATCCGATTAAACCATCAAGCCCCGCTTTCACATCGCTTATAGCCGGGCCGAATGTCTCGTCAAACCATGCCGCGGCTATCGCAATTGCGGCCGGAAGTGTCACTTGTAAAAAATTAACGAGGTTGCCGAGCCCGACTAATAACGTGTTTGTGATCCACGTTCCCAAAGGAACCAAAATCCCGTTCCAGATGCCGTTTATTAAGTCCCGGAACGGCTCGCAGGTATTATACAAATATACCAGGCCGGCAATAACACCCGCGATCAATGCGATAATGGGGTGCGAAACAATCAGGCCGAGAACGGATGAAACGCCCTGGAAAATCTTCAGGAGCGGCGCGGCTACTGCAACCAGGCCGATGATTCCAAGTATTAACTTTTTCGTGCTGTCATCCAATCCGGAGAACCATGTCACCGCTTTTTCTACGGATTCCGCGAGTCCGGAAATATACGGGCTCAATTCCTCCAGGACCATGGTGGCAAGTTCGGATCCTGCAATTTTTAAATTGTTCAGGATCGTGGTCAACTTGTCCGGCGCGTCCTGGGTGTCTTCGAAGGTCTTTGTGGTGCTGCCTTCCCATCCGCTCAAATATGAGGAAAAATCCGAAAGATTCAGTTTTCCGTCTTTGACGGCCTTATAAATCGCCGGGCCTGCTTTCGCGCCGAAGGTGTCTATGGCGATCTGCATCCCTTCCGCTTCGCTGCCGGCGTTCATCATTGCCGTTTCGATTTCCCCGAGCTTGTCCCTCAGTGGAGTGCCTTCCTTCGCGGCGTTCTGCATGGCCTTTTTCAAACCGGCCAGCACCTCGCTGGACTGCGCGCCGGTCGTCTCAATGACGGCGAGGAAGCCGATCGAGTCCTCCAAAGAAAGCCCTAATTCCTGAAACAATGTCTGATTTGTTTCGAGCCCGGATAAAAGCGTGTCAATTGAAACGCCCGTGTTTTGTGATGCGGTTGTCAGCATGTCCATGACATCAACCGCTCTTTCCGTCGGCACATTAAATGCCGCCATCGAGCGCTGGATCGCGTCAATGCTGCCGATTACGTCCGTGTTATTGATTGACGCAAACCGGATAAACTGGGCAGACAGATCGCCCAGTTCCTCCCCGGCAAGTCCAAAACGCGTGTTGACTTCCCCGACGGCGTCCGCCGCTTTGTCGAAGGATGTCGGCACCGTTGTGGCGACGCGTTTCATCTGCCGTTCCAAATCCTGGAGGGCATCTCCTCCCGCGCCGGTCATGGTGATCAGTTTGTCTGTCGCGTCGTCAACTTCCGCCCATGCCGCGCCCGCTGCTGCCGCGAGCCCGGTCACCGCTGCCGTCGCCGGCATCAATTTATTTCCGAGATCCCCGGCCTTTTTGCCGACGCTTTTGATGGCGTTTCCGGCCTTTGTAAAGGCGGACATCGCCTTTTTGTTTTCCGCGGTCTGCTTTTCGAGGTTTTTCAGGTCGCCCTCTGTCTCGATGATCTCCCGCTGTAAATTGTCATATTCGCGCTGCTGCTCCGGCGTGAAGCTGTCGAGCCGGTTCATCTGCTTCTGTGCTTCTTTTAGGGTGTCCAGCTTGCTTTTGGTGTCCGTCACTGCCTGGCCGAGCAGGCGCTGCTTCTGTGCCAGGAGCTCCGTGTTGCCTGGATCCATTTTCAGGAGCTTGTCAACGTCTTTTAACTGTGCTTTGGTGTCTTTCAGGGACTTGTTGACGTCGCTGAGGGAATCCTGCAATTTCGTGGTGTTCCCGCTTATTTCTATGGTAATACCTTTTATTCTGTCCGCCGGCATTTACTTTGCCACCTCCCCGAAAAACGCATCCATGTCTTCCTGTGTTGCCTTATAGGGGTATTTTTCCGCATCATTTGCCTTTTCTGTGCAAAGGTCGTAAATCATCCCTATTGAATAATCGTCTAAATCGTCCCCGTGGATCCCCAGTTCACAGCACCGCAGCATGAACGTTGCCGCGGTGCCTTTCCTGGTGGTCTCCCTTATTTTTTTTTAGGGGTTGCGACCGTCGCCATGGATCCGCGCCACAGCTCCATCATGGGCGGGAAAATCTCATAGATTGAAAACATTCCGAACGTGTCCAGCCAGTCGTCCGGGCTGTCCGGGATGGACGGATCCCCCTGTTTTGCCATGGTATACGCCAGATTTTCAAACATCGTGAGGTCGACGGCTGACAGATCGACGTCCTCCGCCTGCTTCCTCCCGTATGCGTCCCGGAGCTTTGCCATATCCTGGATCATGTCCCGTCCGAAGAGCTGACGGTATAACCTCGGCGTCCTGGCCGTCGCCTTCAGGACGATGTCCCGGCCGTCAATCCTGACCGTTTTCTGTGTGGTCGTGTCCATGTTTACCCCCTGTTATGTTGTTGCGGTCTGGTAAACCGTCGAGAACCATCCCTCTTTGACGCTGTCCGCGGTCGTGCTGAGCGTGGTTGCCCTTACCTTACCATCCGGCAGCGGGATCGCCGTGTAACTGATGGTTGACGTCTGAGGTTCTTTGCTTCCCTCCGTCGTCTGGTGTGATATCGTAGGACGTGAAAGTGTACAACGGTAAAGCGCGCAGCAGTTTTTGTTCTTGTCCCCGGAAAAACGGAAAAGAAGCGCAACCTCTTTGATTTCCGCATCCGAACTTTCCACCATGACGTTATTGGTGTCTACGTCAACATCGAAGACGTCCTCCCACATCGCTTCCGGAACCTTGGCGACCTCAATGTCGCCGGTGTATCCGTTGTTATCCTGGGTGACAAAATAGCGGACGTTGTCCGCATAGAAGACCGTTTCTTCCCCTTCCGCGTCCATGGACAGGGAAACGGCGCCGGGGATCGGCTTCGGGGTACCGAAAGTGATTGCTCCGCCGGTTCCCTCGGTGATTACTGCATAATACAATTTATCCAAGCCAAACTGGACTTTATTTTCAGCCATCTATATACACCTCCATTGTGTAAAGCTCCATATACATTTTTTCGGAATCAATGTATGTTTCCGTCCTGGAATAAACCATTTCATTCTGCCGCAGGACGGTTTCCAGCGCCTGCTCCGCGGTGAAGTCCTTATATGCCGTGTAGAGCTCAATGTAAAGCTGCTCTTTTTTGACATAATTGTAATTGTCCGCCAGGAAGTCATCGGATGCCGGGTAATAGTAGCAGATAAACGGAGGCGCTTTCGCGGTGTCCTCCGGAAAATGATTGTATGCCGCCGGGAATCCGACGGAAATAATCATGTTGAATACTTCGGTGTGTGTCATGAGTTGACCGCCTTTCTGATTCCCTGGGTAACTTCCCGGATGATCTTTTCCTCAACGGGTTTGATGTGCTCTTTTCCCTGGATCCGCTTCCCGCTCCGTGTGACATAACCATGTTCGAGGAGATGTGCCAGCCGGTACGTCGGGGCCCGGTTATAGATCACCGCCTCCGTCGACATCCTGGCCGTTTCCTGCCTGACGGCCCATTGATCGGCATAATGTTTTTTCCCGAAGGACGGGCCGCCGGATGATTTCGGTGAGGTGTTTTTCAGCGTGCTCCTTCCCTTTGCCGCGGCCTTCCGGATCACGTCATCGATGTCCTCCGTTATGCCTTCCGCATAATCCGAAAGAATCTTTTTGAGATCCGCCGCTAACTTATCCCCCGGAGACTTCGACGCCATTGGTGCCGCCTTTCCGCTCCAGATAGAGCTCCATATAATCGGTACCCGGGACCCGGTATGTCCTGTAAATGCTATAGGTTTTCCCGTTATGCTCTGCCAGTTCCTCGCCCTGATAATCACCCTGAAAAATATCAACTTTAAATTCAGGATTGAGGCCGCTGCGGCCCGCGTTGTAAAACTCGGACCGCGTCACGTCTTCGACCTTGCAGTAAACCATCCGCTTTTCGGTCTCCGCGTGATGGATCCCGGCGGCGTCCTGTTCCATGGTTTCCCGTATTAAGAAAATTACGTCATCCATCTGCCATTTTCCCCGCAAAAATCCGGTTGTTTAACTGCCACCTGAGCATCCGCGGCATCCCTTCCATGGTATCCCGCCGGCGCCACGTCCAGGCCGCGTATGTAACAATCAGCTGCATGTCGTCGAGCCTGGATGCATCAAGCGACGCGCCTTCGCGGTCCATGTTAGCCTGTGCCGTGACAATGTACTGCGCGAGCCGCGCGTCGTATGCCTCCGTCATGATCCCCAGGTCAATCTTTAGCATCTGCAGAATCCCGTCGGCGTCGGCTTCCTGGGAGGAGGCTCCTCCCTCCTCCGCGATCGATAGCTTCCCCGCTTCGTCAATCGTTAGATATGCCATGAGGCCGCCTCCTCCCTTTTATGCTGCGTTTAGCTCACCGTCACGGTGCAGGTTGCGGTAAATCCGTTGCATGTCGCCGTGATTACAGAGGAGCCGGTGCTCACGCCGGTCACCTCTCCGGTGGTGCTGTTGACCGTCGCTTTTGCGGTTGTTGCGGATGCCCAGGTGATCGGTGCCTCTGCTCCAAACGGCAGCGGGATCGCCTTCAGGGTTATCTTTGAGCCTGCCGCCACGGATGCGGTGGCCGTCGGCATAAGCAGGCCGCTGACCGTGTTGGCGTCGTCGCCCGCAAAGAGCATCTCTGTGGTGACGTCCTGATTCTTAATATTGATAGCGACGAACGCGCCGGCGATCACCGGTGTTCCGTCTGCTCTCTCTTTGCCACGGAAAACGGTGTTGTCCTGGATAAACTGGACATGTTCGGAGCTGTCGATTGTCATGCCGGCGCGCTGTGCCCACAGGTACAGATCGCCATAACCTCCAACAATGTCATAATCCGGCATAAACTCCAAAATATCAATGTCTCCGTTGATGATCGGAAGCACGCCGAAGACATTAGCCACGATATCGCCGGATGCTGTGAAGGTGATCGCCTTGGATTTCAGGTAGTTGTAAGTCTTGCTGTTCATGGCCCAGAACTGCTCGCCTCTGGAATACTTTGTGAAAGTGTTTCCTGCCGCAAGCGTCAGGGAGGACCAGAACGCCTCGCCGGTCAGGCTGTCGCCGTTGATCTTTATAATGTTGGAAGTGTGGAGATCGGTCCATGCCGGAGCCGCTGCCGGATAGCCTGCCGGCTGCGAGGTCTGTGCCAGACGGGTTACGATGCCCAGGGGCATATTATAGCCGGAGCCTTTGCCGTAAAGGATCGCTTTGTCCTTTGCCAGGCCGTTGGATTCGGAAAGCATTTCAACAATCCACGCCGCCAGATTGACGTCATTATCTTCCAGGAGCGCGTTGCATACCGGGATATATCCGGCGACCTTGTAGCCGTCCAGCGTTACCTGGTTAAATACAAAGGTCAGTTCGTTGATGTTTCCGCACATCTCCGTCCAAACGGCTTCCTGAACGGTTCCCGCGATGGTCTGCCGTGCCTGTCCGGAAACGTTGCGGATCCGGACGCGGTTCATCAGCTTGCTGTAGCGGTACATATTTTCGGAGATAAGGTCAAGCAGAACGACCGGGATCGTCAGCTCTCCACCGCTGACCGCGCGCTTCTGTCCCTTAAATCCGCGCAGTTCCTGCAGAAACTCTTTTACATCCTGCTGTGCCAGAATTGCGTCCCTCATTTCGGACGGGATGGCGTCGAAAGCACGCGCGCCGACCGGCAGGCTGCGGATCTCTTTGGAAAGGTTAATCATGGTTTTAAGTCCTCCTTTTTCTCTTGCTTCTCTGCCGGATCCGGTTCCCCGTGCTTCCGGTTCTTTTGCTTCTTCGGTTTCCAGTTCCTTTTCAAGATCGGAAATCTTCCCGGAAAGGGTTTCGACTTCCGCATCATGCTCTGCGCGTTCCTTGTCGAAGGCTTCCGCCTCTTCCTCGACGGCCTGCCGGTCCTCATCGGTTCCGGCCTGCGCTTCCTCGATCGCCTGTGTCAATTCTTCCTCTCGCTTTTCAAATTCCGCGGTTTTCTCCCGCAGCGCTTCGAGTTCCTTTTTCAGTCTGTCGATGTTGTGCCGCAATACAATGGTTTTTAACATTTGTCAGCCCTCCCTTTTGATTTTCTTTTTCATGCGCTCCGCCCATGCTTTGACGGATCTTTCTTTTTCATCGGCCGCGTCTTTTTTTCTGGCTGATACGATCGTGTCCTCATATGCCGGGAATGTGCAGACCGATACCTCCCAAAGTTTTACGCTTTCAATCTGGAACTGTTCACGGTTTTCCCCGAGGTCAACGAACGTCTCCCGGATGATGTCGAAACCGATCGAGCACTGCGAAACGTCCCCGCGCTTCACGCGCTCGAAAAGGTTGACCGCGTCCTGGTCCAGCCGGTTGACCTTAATTTCGCCGTACAACCCTTTTTCATCTGCCCGAAGGCTTAAGGTCCCGGCGGTCGTCCGCCCGAGCACCAGTGTGGTGTCGTGGTTCGTCAACGCCCGGATGTCTCCGTCGCGCTCCAGGTCAAAAGCGCCCGGCAGGATGATCTCGGAAAGGTCATCATAAATAAAATAGGGGGAGTTGAAAACGGCAAAATAACCGGCAATTATATAATCGTCCCCTTCTTCCCTTGTCCGAAAACTCCCGTCAATACATAGCGTTTTCCTGTCCATCTTATCCCTCCCCCTCCTGGATCAGCTTCTCCTGGTCGCCGATCCTGTCCGCTGGAATATAGTTTTCCAACATGACCAATTTATCGAGCCCGTCAAGCGGCGAAAGCCCGAGCCAGTCGCGCACCTCGTTGCCCGTCATGATTCCGCGTACATACTGCGCATCGGAAACGTCCGCGAGCTCTTTCAGGTCGTAATTGTAAAGGCTCCGACTGTTGAATTTGAAATACCAGTCCGGTGCATATAATAGTTTTTTTGTCAGTTCCTGCTGCATGCACTGGGCGAGCGGCATGATCGTGGATGAAATAAACCCGTTCCATTCCTCCCGCTTAAAATCTCCGACGCCCAAAACGAACGACGGGACGCCCAGGACGGATGCAACCGTCTTTTTGTCGAGCGTGACAAAATCCGCCAGGGCAAGGTCCGACAAACTTAACGGTTTAACCTGCTGCACATCAAATTGTTCCGCCGGGATCAGCCAAGGCTCCCCGGCCTCTCCGCTCATGGCGTAATCTTCGAGGAGCTTCTTCCTTCCCTTCGGGCTTGAAAACTCGTCCGTTAGTGCGTCAACCTTAACGATCAGGGAAGGTTTCCACTTGCTGGACATGAACCCCTTTTCCGTCGTTGCTGCCTGCTTCAGGTTCGTCGCTACGTCCGCCAGGGCGATTCGGAAACCGTCGCCGAGCCACGGGTAAAAATCATTCGGATTCAGGGCGAAATGCAAAACGTCCCCTGGATCATACTCGAGCCCGTTGATGGCCACGCGGTACCCCCAGAGGCCCTCCGGGATAAAAGACGTATACGCCGGAGGAACCGGCCGAAGCTCCGTCAGGTATCCGCCGCGCGTGATTGGTAGTACAACCACATTTCCTCCGCCGTCCAGGTACAATGTTTTGACGATCCACGTTATAAAGTTTGATCGCGTCATGTATCTGTTCGGCGTGATGTCAACCAGGCGGGAAATCCCGTTGATGATCCGGATGTCTCCCCGGTCCGTGTTTTCCATCAAATGGATTGTCATGGATCCAACGAGGCGCGCGATCGTGTAGACCGCCGCCTGTATCTCCGGGTTGTGCGCGAGATTTGTATATCCGGCACATTCCAGCGAATCAAAACCGGCCGCGTCGGTGTACCAGATCAGGCTCCGCTTTTCCTTCGGCTCCGCCCGCGGGGCATTTCGTTTTGTCCTTTTATTCCTCATCTTCCCACCAGCTCTTTCCCTTCTTTTGCCGCTCCAAATTTTCGAGATACCTTACAACCGCAAAAACTGAGCAGTCAAAAATATCTATGCGCTCTTTCGGCATCACTTTTTCATATTGGACCATGTCGTCGGTTTTCTCAATCGCTGCCACGTTTGCGACGCAATACTCGAAAGCCTCGGAATGTAAATAATATAACGCGCCGTTTTTTGCCGACTTTTCTATATACCGGAAGCCCTCAGATTTTTTGTAAAAATATTGTGGTTGATCTATGATGTTAAACCGCGCCGCCTTCATACCGAGGAAGTATTCCCGGCAGAATTTCCGGTCGTGTCCGACCTGTCGGATCTTGAATCCCCTTTTTCTCATATCCACAAACCAGTTGACTATTTCCGCATGGTTTACGGTCGGGGAGTTACACATTGTGAGCCATCCGTCTTCCTGCCAACCGAAAAGCGGGATCCCGTCCTCCTCCGCCTTTTTCGCTGCCGCCACAACCGGGAACCAGCAGTGTGTGATCGCAATGTCGACGCCCCTGTAATTGCCGAAAAGGCAGGCCGCCGTGAGATCGTGGAGCTTTGATAAATCCGCGCCGCCGTACCAGTCAACCGGAAGCCGCGCCAGGTCGTCAATGCTCCAGTCATATTTCGCATCTGACCGTTTGAACTCGTCCACGTCGAAATAAGCCCGGACCGCTGTGGTGTAAATATTAAGCTCACGGCTCAGGAAATCTTTCCTTTGCTGTGGATCGTTCTGTGCCTGGATCGCCGCGTTTAAAAGATCCGCCGGGCGTTTCGTCACTCCATAAGAAGGATTAGCCTTTTGGTGCTGGATCGGGTCCGTATAGTCCACGTTGCCGTTTTCGTCTTTGTCCGCGCGGGCCACAAACGAAAAGAAAGCGTCATCCTTCACGGTTCCCGCGGATACCTTGATTGCATATTCCTGGCGGTTATAACCGAAGCTGTTGACATTGTCGCCGGCGGTCGTGATTCCGATCATCAATTTGTTGGTGTAAGCGCTTTGTGCTTCCTTGAATCGGTTATACTGTGCCGGTTTTTTGTATGCCGCCACCTCGTCGGCGATTGCAAAGTTGCAATTGAAGGAATCCTGGCTGTCCGGGTTCGTGGGCATCGCTATAATTTCAATGCTGCCGTCAGGCGTCCCGTCCGGTTTGTGAAACGTGTACTTGATCGAATGTTCGAAGCTGTTGTCCCTGATTTCGAATTGATCATCGAGCTTGTTATACTTAATCGAAAACGTCAAAAAGTGGAACGCCTGCAGGGTCTGCTTCAATGCCGCGGCGACGACATAACAGACAGAACCGGAGCGCCGCTGCATGATGGCCACGGCCCACGCCAGGCCGGCAACAAATGACGTCTTTCCGTTTTTTCTCGGAACCTCTATAAATCCCTCTTTATATCTCCGTTCATTCGTGCCGGTGTAATAAAAACCGAGCAAATTGTAAATGCAGAAAATCTGCCACGGTTCCAGGATAAACGGACGACCGAGGAGCGGCTTCCCCTCGAGGTCTTCCCCCTGTGCGTGCACCAGCGTGGTCTGCATGATGTTGATCGCCAGATCCGGGTCGTGGCTCCGGAGCTCTATGTCCTCCCGCTCCATGTCCGCCAGGAACCGGCTGCACGCGTCCACAATCTCCCGGCCTGCAATGACGGATCCGGATATTACGTCTTTTGCATACTTGACCGCGACGCCCTGGAACTTTTTCACGTCGCGATTTTTTCCAGGAGCTTTTCGAGGCTCCCGCCTTCCTTCTTTTCCACAACGTCCGCGGTCAGCTTTTTATATCCGGCCGGCGTCAATCCTAAATCGCGCCAGTATGCGAGCGCGTCCCGGTTGTATTCGTTGATAAGCCGGACCGCCGGATTCGTTTCGATGTTCGTCGCTCCCGCTTTGTTTGTGTGGCTGATCATGATATTACCGCCGGACATGTCAAAGATTTCCTGTGCCTTGTCCCGTTTCTCCATGATTTCAGAAAGCGTGGTGATCACGCTGTCAAAAAACGGCTTATATGTCCCCGCCTTCCGGCAGGCTGTTTTGATCTTTTTCTTCCATTCCGCCGCCGTCACGCAAACGCACCGCCTTTTCTCCTGTCAATCCCTCCCAACGTGCCAGGATGACATCACAATATTTTTCATCTAATTCCGCCATATAGCAAACCCGGCCGAGCTGTTCGGCTGCGATCAATGTGGATCCGGATCCTCCGAACGGGTCCAGGATTTTCCACCCCGGCTTGCTGCTGTTTTTGATTAACCTTTCCAGGAGGTGCTGCGGCTTCACGGTCGGGTGAAGTTCCGCTGCGTTCGGTTTCTCCGCAACGATCACCGTTGTGTTCGGTTCCTGCCGGAGAAGCCGCTGGCATAAGGTAATCAGTTCGTCCTTTTTCATCGACGTGAGCGGCCGGTCCTCGATCACCGTCCGCTCTGCTCTCGAATCCGTGAAGTAGTGTGCCGCGCCGGTCTTCCATCCGTAAAAGCAGCACTCATGTGACCATTGATAATCCGAATTGCAGCCCAGGACAAAATGCGATTTACTCCAGATCAACTGTTCATGCACCTTAGCTTCCGGGATGTTTGCGAGCCCTGCCTCAATTTCGCTGTGGTGCAGTCCGGCGTACCAGACATAGTAGGCCGCGCCTGGTATCATGGCATCAAACGCGTTCCGGAATGCTTTGGTTATAAACCGGATAAAAGCCCCGCGCTCCATGCTGTCGTTCAGGATCGGCACATTGTTTACGTTGCTTTTCGGTCGTTGTTCAGATCCCACGTCCACATTATACGGCGGATCCGTCAGGAGCAGGTCTGCCTGCACCCCCCCCATAAGATCGGCGATCGTTGCCTGGTCCGTGCTGTCTCCGCAGATCAGCCGGTGCCGTCCGAGCTGCCATATTTCGCCGCGCTTCGTCTGTGGCGTTTCCGGCGGTTCCGGTGCCGGCACTTCCGCAGCCGTCTGGTCGTCCGGTTCCTCTCCCAGATCGAAGCCGAAGGCCGCCATGTCAAAATCGAGCTTTACCTTGTCGAGCTCTAAAGCCAGGGCGTCAACGTCGAAACCGGTATTCATGGTCAGCTGATTGTGGACCAGCGCGTATGCCTTCCGCTGTGCGTCCGTCAAACCGTCGAGCCGAATGACCGGGATTTCCTCGAGCCCCATTTCCAAAGCCGCAAGGAGGCGGCCGTGGCCTTCAATGATTGTGTCATCCTTCCATATGGCCACCGGATCCAGGAAACCAAACTCCTTAATGCTCTTTTTGATCTGGTCGATCTGGTCCTCCGGGTGCTGCTTCGCGTTGTTTTCGTAAGGCTTCAGGGCTTCCGGCTCCATCTTTATGATCTGCAGCTCCAACTTTTACCCCCTTACCTAAAAAATCCTCCGTATATATAAAAGGC